TCAAATGACCAGTTTTTTCCATTCCTTACCGCGTGCGTCGTTGTAAATATCGGTCATTTTTTGATTCGAATGGCCTAGCAAAATTTTGGTATCAACCCCCTGCTCTCTGAACAATCGCTCTGATAAAGATCTCTGCTCATGGAAAGAGGGAGGGGTGCCATTAGCACGCCAGTTGTAATCCACAGAATCCCGGGCTTTTTTAAATGCAACGGTTAATGTTGCTGGCTTAACCATCCCGCCGCGCTTAGCTGTCCCTTTCGCGTGATGGTGGTGCAATAGCCACGGACTAAGAACGCAATCGCGGCAGGATGACACCACATCATCCAGGGTGAGATTTAATTTATCGCAACGCAGAGCCAGAGGGATGGCAATCCGGGTTCCTGTTTTTTGCTGTTCGACATGAAGATAACCATCCCGGATATCCGAAAATTGCATTTTGCAAATATCTGAAAGGCGCTGGCCTGTCATCAGTGCCAGCAGCATACCGCGCTGTAAAAAGTAACCATCCTTTTCCGCTGCGTTATAAATCATCATCCACTCATCAAAAGTCAGTCGCTGTCTTGATATCCGCACCTGCGGTTTTTTTGCCGATTCTGCAGGGTTAAAGCCTGGCGGGACATCGCCCGTTTGCTGAGCTTCCCGGAAAACATCGATCAGTACTTTCCTGAAAATTTGTCCCATTCTGTTATGTCCTCTGGCCTTGTACTCTTCCAGTACTGATACCACATCTTTTACGGTTATGGCATCTAACGGTCTGGTGCCAAAACGTTCATCAAATACCCTGAGAGGGGCCGCTTTCTGTTTCAGCGTGTTGAGTTTGATCTCGCCGTTTTCATATCTTTCCTGTTGAATTTTTCTGTAATTATTCAGAAAAATGGTAACGGTTGATGAACCGCCGGTATCACTAATAATTTTCTCCTGCAGACTGAGCATTTGTTCCATTTGCTGCCGGGCAAGACGGCTGTTCGCTTCTGCTGCAATAGTTTCTGCCAGTTTCTGGTCAATACTGCCGAGACCGTGATTTTTGCCTGTTATGGGATGCCTGTAACGCCAGTAAACTTTGTTATTTCTTTTGTCAAAATACGGAGATAATCCCGGAACATCGGTTTTATATTTTCGCGGGCGCGCCATCTTCCAGTATCCTCTTCAAAGCAGGGTGATCTGTGGCGATCACCTCCGGCTTGTTTACCATTCCGACAAAGCGAGCTTGCGGATCCACTCGCCAGCGTCTTCCAACTTTTTTGGGGAGAGGAAATATCATTCCGGCTTTAGCGTATTTACTTAACGTACTCGGAGTTGGGACCGGTTCACTGAATTCCTCTTTTGCCCACTCAGTGAGCAGAATAAGTCTTGCCATGAGCGTCGTTCGCTAATCATGGTCGCCGCCACTATAGCTGGTGGGCAACGACCGGGGTTGAACATTAAAAATCAGCCTGATTCGGGATCAGTTTTTGCCAGATAACTGAAACGTATTTTGCCTGGTAACGGGCGTCATCAAGTGCATTATGGCGCTCACCTTCGAATGGAATAGCCGTTCTGGCATCGAAGTCTATGGCTTTCCCCAGCTCAACGATTGTGCGTACATCGCGATCGTTGTAGTAACGCCACGGGCAGGGGATCCCCTGCCGTTCGTATGAACGGCGCAAAATCGTGTTGTCGAAGTTGGCTCCATTTCCCCAGACCTGAACAAAAAATTCACCGGAGTTTTCGTCGATAAATTCCCGCAATTGTAATAGTGCATCATCTAACGGGATTTCATCGGTCATAATGGCAGATTGCGCTTCGCGTGATTGCTTAAGCCACCATTTAATGGTGTCCCGATCAATGACCCCGCCAGCAGTTTCCAGATCGATAGTCTTACTAAATTCCGGTCCCATATCTCCGGTTTGCGGATCGAAAAATATTGCACCTATTGAGATGATCGGGGCATCAGGATTTTTTCCCATGGTTTCAAGGTCGATCATTAGATGGTCACACGTCCTGCTGGTGGATGTGATTTCTTGATGACCGTTCACCTTAATTGAGTGATCTGCCGTCTCGCCAGTTTCATTATCGCTATCGTGATGCTGATTGCCGTCAGTGTTCTCCTTGTGTGGATGTTCAGCGCCTTCCATTTCCTCCGGATCATCTTCCTGAACTTCAACCTGATACTCTTCATCGAATGTTTCCTGGTATGTTGCGTCGCCCATCACCGCGCCACAATCAGGGCAGTTGCCGCCGCCGGTCTGACCGCAGGCGGTGCAGACTTTTTCCGGTTCCTGTTGCGCTACTGGCTCAGGTTGTTTCGTTTCTGGCTCGTTTTGTTGCGTATTTGGGCTGTTTTGTTCCGCTTTCTGGTCGTTCTGTTCCGTTTCTTGCTGGTTCTGGTTCACAGAATCGCGGGTTTCAATCCCCTTCACCCATTTCGGATCATTCGGGTCGCTAATCCCTGCAACAAATTCACCACGTGATGCGGCGAGCAACTGATTGGCGTCAGGCTGGCTGATATTGGCTGCCTGCATAATTTTCTTTACTTCGTCAGCGGTAACTTTTACCGGTTCTGGTTGTTCAGAATTTTGTGCGGTATTTGCATTTTGCGGTAAGCCTGTGTATGTGCCATTTTTTCGGGCAAAATATTCTTCTTTTGTGATTTCAGTAGCCCCGGCAGCCAGCGCCTTATCCAGACCAGAAAGTTTGTTTGCGCGACCGTATTTTTCGCCATCCTTGTCGGTGAAGAGGAAGTAGAACGGCCCCTCACGCTCTACAGATGGTTCGACTTCCACTTTGCATTCGGTTTTTTCGTTGTCCGGAATTGCCGTTTCCACTGCATCAGTTTCTGGTACTGGCGACGAGAGAGTGTCAGTTGCGCTCTGATTTGTTCCTTCATCTTCAAACACGCCCTTTGTAGTCAGGTATTCAGTAATGTATTTGTTCAGTGCCACAGGGTCTTTGTGAATGTCGATCGGACGTTCACGGACAAGGCCAAAAATAGTCTGGCGGTCGTAGCGAAGGGCATCAGGCTGTTTGCGCATTGATGCCGAGATACGCTTCCAGTCTTCGCGGTCGTTGTCGATAACTTCATTTTTTGCCCAGCGATGGATGCTGCCGTCAATGTTTCCGGCATCCACATCACCAGGCCAGAGAGCGTAGGCCAGTTCGTCATCCAGTGTTTTCCATGTCTGCTTATATTCGCGACGAATGACTGCAGTGACAGGGGGGATTTTTTCTGCTGAGTTTTCAGTGTGCTGTCGGTGGACTCTGGCGCGGGCGAGATCAACAACAGACGTGTATTTTCCGGTTTCCTTGCGTTCACCTTCGCGACGTTTTTTCCAGATGCGCATTTCTGCCTGAATTTCGGGCCATTTGGCACCAGGCTTACATTTATGCTTAACCCACCCGATGGCATGCAGCTTAAGCTCCGGATACATGGCGTTAACTTCTGGCATTTTCATCAACGCTTCAACGATATGTCCGTCGAATGTTGCCATGTCTTCCTGCAACAATTCCTGCGCGCTAATCACCATATCAACGGTGATGTTTTCACATGTGTCGAACTTAACCATGACAGCGTTCTGTACTTCAGGGGCCAGCTTGTCAAAAGCGACGTTCATCGGATCGGATTCAGTCTCAACCGGGACAAAGGAAGCAGCCCCCTCATCCCAGCGGTTTTCCTGCATATATTCAGCATCCCAGGAATCGAGGGCAGGGCGGGGTATACCGGGTTTATCCTCGCAAACAAGAAATTTATAAGCGCAGTCCTGAGCAGCCGGATAATGCTCCAGGAATTGCCAGTGAAATTTTGCGCGGGCGCGACGTTCATCACCGGCTTCAATGGCAGTGGCTACAGCGACTGCACCTTCTTCCTTTATTGCCTGTTCGTCCGGAATGGCGGCGCAAATAAAGACTTTACTCATTTTGTTTTACCTCATTACAGATTTAAGGGTGAACAAATCCCTGCCATTGCTGGCATATAAGAATGAAATCGGATGTTTATTACGGAACTGTTTTAAAGACCTGCCGGGATTTCGTTATTATCCTGGTGAATAACTTTATCGACAGGGTAACAGTTACCGGGAATTTTCTGTTCGGTTGCTGCAGTCACACACTCCTGCATTGTCCTGTGAACACTGACTGCAATATCAACTGGCTCTCCGGAAACAAGAAAAACTGTCAGAACAAGTGCAAATGCTGTATTCATTGCCAGCATCCTTTTTGTATCGGACGTAAACGGGCCAGCATTGAAAGAATGCATATTTTATTTAATAACTCCCGTTCGTGTTTTCTCTTGTTAATGGCATCTTCAGTAAATACAGGGTTACTGATAGTGACACCAATTTCAAAACAACCTTCAGACGTATTAACGTTTGGTAATAACGTTTCCATTATCGCGTCCTCAACAATGAATTTTGTGATGCGGTGCCTGGTGCCTCCAGGTGACGTTAACCAGTTAACAATTAACGCCGGATACAGAGAATCCCCCCATAACACTGTTTTTGGTTTTAACTGTTCCGCGTGCGCTTAGCCGCATTCACTGCATCACAAAATTCACTTTAAAAAGGGCGGACATCAGTTCATGGGCAAACAGATGCCGCCAAACGTCACCAGAAAATTGATAACAGAGGGCGTTGCAGCGGGGTTGTCACTTAAGCGTATGGTCAACCTGACAACCCGGTGTCCTCAACGGGGAAGGAATAACCCCGCCATACTTACCGCTGCGCCATTTCGCGTTATGCTCTGACTTTTCAGAGAAATATCCTTTCAGTAAACTGTCAGTGCCGGATGTTCACCCGTGTCCGGCGCACGCACTCCACTTCACCCGTGGAGAACTCCTTAATTACCAACCCTCAGGAGGGTGAATGTTAAAATCAACTCTTATTGCTAAATGCCTTTATCAAAATCGCATGGTAAGCAGCATTTCAATAGGCGAGTCTGCAGTTAAAAGTATTTTCGAAGAGTACTTTCCCGGGCATGATTTTAATAAATGGAATACCAAATTACCGCCAGCAGTTTCAACGCGTATTCTGAAAGCAACCGAAAGAGCAAGTACAATTCGCGTTAACTATTTCATTAAAGATTTGTGGGATCTTTGATATCCACAGAGCCTAAAGTATGTGCATATGGATGTGCTATTATGCGCCCTCGCAGATTTGCATCATTTTCTAAATTCACTGAACGAAACAGGGCATCAACAAGGCTCTGTACAATGCAAAGGCAATCGAAGACTGTCGCCGTTTCTGTTTTGATTGATGAAAGAACATGGCCATTCACGCAAACAGAAATTACCCGTTTATTAACATCGCTTTCCTGCTTTTGATTATCAGAACCATATAGCCCAGAAAAAGCATTGCGCACATTACGAACCATATTATCGATGGTTTCTTTTTCTGCGGTACTAAGGTCAAGAGTAGCCAGTTGTGAACGAACTATATTCGATGCCATTTCCTGTAATGGCGTTGGTAAATCTTTAAATTCCATTATTAGCCTCGTTGGTTAGCTATTAACGTGGGTATGTAATCATTCTGGCAATGCTTAATGCCGCTGCTTTTTCCAGATTGGTGATATCCTGCTCCAGAGCGGACAGATTTTCAGCCTGCTTAGCCCTGGCTTCATTGGCCCATTTCAGGTCCTGCACCGCCTTAATTTTCTGGTGCATCCACTCATAAAGTTCATCATCGGTATAGTCTGGCGCGATGATGACGGGGTCTCGTTTCTGCATGTCGGCTCCTTGTGGTTAGCGTTGCCTGCTTTTTAACCACGTCAGGCGAGGTGGTATCCTCTGAGGGGTCTGTTACTCGAGAGGAAATTGGTTATGAATACAATCAAGTTTTCTTGCCCAGAATGTGGTGGCTAAGTCTTTGACACATCCTTTAAGCCGCAGGGCTCTGACAGTTTCGCGGGAGCCATCTGCAAAAATTGTGGTCACCTTGTAACTGAAGATGAGTCCTCGCAGTTCGATGACGAAATCGTTGACAATATCTTCGGTGCACTCACCAGAGACTTTCTGAAGTAAAGGCGCATACCGCTTAGTTACCGCTCTGATAACTCTTACCTGTCCGGCAATGGCGCTGATATCAATATAAAGCGCCATCGCTGTTTCTTTGCTGATCCCTGGACGCCTTCCATTCTGATGTTTGACTCGCCCACTGAGAAATCCTCTGCTTCCCCTTAACGCCGGGTAGCGGAACTGTTTGCTGAGAACACCGTGCGGTGTCTTGATGAGTAGAATTTAGAATAGCCTAAGAGTTATGGTCAAGCTTTTTGTGTAGAAAAACCTAAGCTTCTTGATGTAAAAAACACAAGTATTTGAAAGTTTGTGCTTTTTATTACAGAGAGTTGCGAAAAAAAGGGGGGTTATTTATTTGCGCTTCTTTTGCGAGCTTTGAGTAGTTCTTCAAAAAGTTTGTTGAAATTCTCAACTCGAGCACGCATCTCTGACAACAGAGCCTTTTGCTCTGACTCAGGCAGTGCGTCGAACAGTTGAAGCAACTCTTTTTGATCTTCTGTCAGATTGACTGGCTGATTATCTGGGATCGGTTCGCCTGGTTGCTTATCTTCATCTCCAAAAAGAAGCCAAGTCGGCGAGCACTGAAGCGCCTGGCTCAGTGCGAATAATCTCTTCCCCGCTGGCTGTGTTTCATCTCTTTCCCATTGAGAAATTGTTACGTGAGCGACTTTGACCAGCTTACCTAATGCGGCCTGAGACAGTTTTAATTTTTTCGCCTGTATAAGAGGCGAGCACCGAAGGTTTCGTTTTTCATATTAGGTAATTCTAATTTTTCTTGACTTAGGTTTCTCTACGATCTAGTTTCCTTAGGAAAATCTAAGGGTTTCGATATGTTGAAAATTGATGCTATAGCGTTTTTTGGCAGCAAAACAAAGCTTGCCAATGTCGCAGGAGTTAGGCTGGCAAGCGTTGCTGCATGGGGGGAACTGGTTCCTGAAGGTCGCGCGATGCGCCTGCAAGAGGCATCCGGCGGGGAACTTCAGTACGACCCCAAAGTTTATGACGAATATCGTAAGGCAAAGCGGGCGGGGCGGTTGAACAATGAAAATCACCACTGAACAGGTTTGTGAGGCTCTGGATACCTGGGTATGCCGACCAGGAATGACACAGGAGCAGGCGACGATATTAATCACGGAAGCATTCTGGGCTCTGAAAGAACGCCCGAACATCGATGTTCAACGCGTCACGTTTAATGATGGCGAGGTTGATCAACGGGCGCTGGGCGTTAACCGGGTGAAGATATTCGAACGCTGGAAAGCTATCGACACCAGAGATAAGCGTGACAAATTCACGGCGCTGATTCCGGCAATTATGGAGGCTATCCGGATCAGCGATTTCAGATTGTATTGTGAAATTACTGACGGAAAAAGCATTACGTACATGATCGCCGGGTTAAACAAAGAATATGGCGATGTGGTGGAGTCCGGGCTGCTTTTTGCGGATCCAGTTGTTGTGGAACGTGAGACTGACGAGCTTATAGAAAAAGCTATTGCTTTCAAGCACGCGTATCGTCAGCAATACCAATATTACTTTGCAGATAAACAAATGTCTGCCAGGGGGGCGTATGAGTATCGATGCACTACGATGGGCTAAAAAGGTGAAAACCGGCAGTTCATCCAGTAAGTCAGTATTGACCTGGCTTGCTGATATGTGCGGTGCCGATTTGTGTGCATACCCGTCTGTATCTGCACTGGCAGAAGTAACGGAACTGAACAAAAAGACTGTGCAGGACAGCTTACGACACCTGATGGAGATTGGGTTAATTGTTGATACCGGTGAGAGAAAAGGCAGAACAAAGCAAATTGTGGTGTACCGACTTATCGGTGTAGAAGAAAGTGTTGCCGAGCCTGAATACACCCAAAAACGGGAGTCTTTAAAGGTGGGTAAAATTGGTGCTGTTAATAAAAACAGTACCGAAAATGGTTATGTTTCAGCACAAAACAGACCCAAAAACAGAACTCTTAGCTGCATGGAAAATAACCAAAGACACCCAAATTTTCCATCAAAGACACCCAAAAACGGATCACGGAACCCAAAGGAACCCAAAGATCTAAACCCCACACATAACGCACGCGAGAGTGCTCCGACCAGTGAGCAGGAAGTTTTGTCGTTACAGGCAGCCCCCCCTGTATTCCTGTATGGCCTGAGCGAACCCATCGGAAAATTCCCGATGAGCGATAGCTGGTATCCGTCACGGGATTTTCGACGACGGGCTGCGTTGTGGGGGATGGCTTTGCCGGAGACAGAATTTACACCTGCTGAACTTGCCGCCTTCCGGGACTACTGGGCAGCGGAGGGGAAAGTGTTTACGCAGATTCAGTGGGAGCAGAAATTCGCCCGTCACGTAAATCACGTCAGGGCGCAGGTTAAACCAGTCAGCAAAGGGGTAAACCATGCAGCAGCACCAGGTGGCACCGCATCACGGGCAGTTCAGGAAATTCGGGCAGCACGTGAGCAGTGGGAACGTGAAAACGGATTTATCAGCGACGGAAACGGCCTGGAAGCTGTGGGAACTCATGGGGGTGGTTTATTCGAACCGCTGGATCCAGAAGAACGGGGCCGCACCTTCGAAGCTCTGGATTGCACAGATTGGCGCGATGACTGAGCAGCAAATCCGGCAGGTCTGCCGCCAGTGCATGGACCGCTGCCGGGCGGGTGAAACATGGCCTCCGGACCTGGCTGAGTTTGTGGCACTGATTTCGAAAAGCGGAGCCAATCCATTCGGTCTGACGGTGGATGCTGTGATGGAGGAGTACCGCCGCTGGCGCAATGAGTCCTGGCGATACGACGGAAGTGATAAGTACCCGTGGTCTCAGCCTGTGCTGTATCACATTTGCCTCGAGATGCGTTCAAAGGGGATTGAGCGCCAGATGACCGAAGGGGAATTAAAACGGCTTGCAGAACGGCAACTGACGAAATGGGCAAAGCATGTTAGTAACGGCCTGAGCGTTCCGCCAGTCCGGCGACAACTGGCGGCCCCCAAACGCCCGTCGGGGCCAACGCCAATTGAGTTGCTGAAACAGGAATATGAACGCCGGAAAGCGGCTGGTTTTGTTTGAGTTGAGAAGTGATTTTTTACCGGGAGGAAATTTATGGAGACTGTTTTTGACGCACTGAAAGCGATGGGAAAAGCCACGTCGGTATAGCTGGCTGCGCGACTTGATATCAGTCGTGAAGAAGTACTGAACGAGCTGTGGGAACTGAAAAAGGCTGGCTTCGTTGATAAAAGCGTATACACCTGGCGTGTGGCTGATAACAACGTTCAGCAGGAACAGCCAGCGCCAGAAGAAACCACCACGGCAACAGAAGCGAAAATCTCAGAGTGCGATTTAACCGCGACGATTGAACAACGCGGACCACAAACGGCGGATGAACTGGCTACGCTGTTCGGTACAACATCCCGCAAAGTTGCTTCAACGCTGGCAATGGCAATCAGCAAAGGTCGTCTGATTCGCGTAAACCAGAACGGTAAAATTCGTTACTGCATACCAGGTGATAATTTACCAGCAGAGCCGAAAGTTGAATCGGTAGCGGAAACCGATGGTAAAGCCTTTCCTCAGCCAGCCGGTGTTGCGTTACCGGTACAGAAAGATGCAACACAGGAAGATATTAAAACAGAAACTGTGGCGGACATTGTGCAGTCGCTGCCATCGTTTACTGCAACGCGAGAAGATGATTTGATTTTGCCATCGCTGCATATGGCAAATCGCGAACTGCGTAGGGCGAAGAATCATGTCCAGAAGTGGGAGCGAGTCTGCGCCGCGCTGCGGGAGCTGAACAAGCACCGGGATATGGTTGCCGGGATTTGTCGGAAGTCCGGGCAATGAGCGGATGGTGCAGGCCTGAAATCATGATACTAACAATGAAGGTAAAATGCATCGGCAGTCTGATTGGTCGTAGTGAGGCGGCGGTCAGGATGAAAGCCCAGGTTAAGGGAATAAGCCTGATTCTGCGGGGTGATTTTCACCAGTCAACAAAATATCCGTAGCGCGATAACGGTCAAAAATTATGGCGCTGACACTTTTGTGCCACTGGAGATGACTGTACCTAAGTTCAGGGGAGAAGAACACGTCCGGTGGGATGGTCGGGCCAGATTTAAAGGGCAGGTCATGGCTCCAGCCTGTACGCTGGCAATGGAGGCTGCCTGGCGGGAAATTGATATGGGAACCACGCCACTCAGGGATTTACTGCCGGTCCAGAGAATAAATTCCTGTTACGGTTACACCACTGTGATCTTGCAAGTGCAGGAAAGTAGGTCTACACGGTAACGCGAGTGCGTGTAACTTTTGATGTCATTCCCGTAGAAACACCGGACAAATTTTCGCTGACAGGTCATGCAGAAGGTATAAATCTGCAGATTATGGACAATTACGGATATCCGGCAAGAGCCGGAAAAAGCATGCCGCCTCTAATTCTCAGTGGAAGATGGACTTGATTATACTCATTGCATTGTCAGAAATAGTTATCCATTAAAGGCTGGCTATTCCAAACAGGATGTTGATTACAAAAATGTAATCAACATGTAAGGTTTATACTCTTCAATATGCGTATAATTTTCCTTATTTTGTTGACTTTAAATAACAAGCTATGCACGAGGTAAAGTCGGATAAGTTTATCTGGATGTAATATATATTATTTGTAGTGTTTATAACTTTATTTCATGATAACCAATAAAAGGAGTTTTTTATGAGGAACATAATGGCAGGTTTTTTAATATTCCTGTCTTCTGCTGCTTATGCTGATATCAATCTGTATGGTCCTGGTGGCCCGCATACAGCCTTGCTTGATGCAGCCAAACTTTATGCCGAAAAAACAGGTATTATAGTGAACGTTCATTACGGCCCACAGAACAAATGGAATGAAGATGCCAAAAAAAATGCAGATATCTTGTTTGGCGCATCAGAACAATCTGCTCTGGCTATCATTCGGGACCATAAAGACAGCTTCAGTGAAAAAGATATTCAGCCTCTTTATCTGCGAAAAAGTATTTTACTGGTAAAGAAAGGTAATCCTAAAAATATCCGGAGTATTGACGACCTGACCAGACCTGGGATTGGCGTAATTGTTAATGATGGTGGTGGTACCAGTAATACATCAGGCACTGGCGTCTGGGAAGATATTGCCGGACGTAAAGGGAATATAGAAACTGTCGCCGCAATCCGAAAAAATATTATTTTATATGCGCCCAATAGCGGAACTGCACGTAAGGCTCTTGAGAATCAGCCTGGAGCAGATGTCTGGATAACCTGGGCTGACTGGGCAGCCAGTAATCCAGAAATTGGTGATGTCGTGGAAATAGCGCCAGACTACGTGATATGGCGTGATATGAACATTACAGTACGTCAGGATGCAAATGATGAAACCCGTCGATTTGCAGAATGGCTACAAACCGATGAAGCGGCGCCTGCATTCAAAAAATATGGCTGGACCAGGAAAGGCACTTGACATCCTCGTCCTTCAGGACGTGGATTCTTTTTCCGGATGCCGCGCCAGCGGCATGTAGGGGCAGCTCACAAAACGGAAAAAATTGTACGCTAAGCCTCGCCAGGTGAACTGAATTCATTCCGATATGGGAATTCCCATATCGGGCGAAAACGGTTTGCTGTAACGGCAGAGTTAAGTAGGATTGCTGCGGGTGCTTGAGGCTATCTGCCTCGGGCATGAACACCAACGGCAGATAGATAAAAGCCCCACCCGACTATAAATCGAAGTGAGGCCCCTATATGCTCGTCACATATAGATTGCCTCTTACGGACCGAAAGGTCAAGGAGAAGCAGGCTATGAAGCAGCAAAAGGCGATGTTAATCGCCCTGATCGTCATCTGTTTAATCGTCATAGTGACGGCACTGGTAACGAGGAAAGACCTCTGCGAGGTACGAATCCGAACCGGCCAGACGGAGGTCGCTGTCTTCACAGCTTACGAACCTGAGGAGTAAGAGACCAGGCGGGGGAGAAATCCCTCGCCACCTCTGATGTGTCAGGCATCCTCAACGCACCCGCACTTAACCCGCTTCGGCGGGTTTTTGTTTTTATTTTCAACGCGTTTGAAGTTCCGGACGGCGCCGGAATAGAATCAAAAATACTTAAGTAGCGCGCAGGGAGAAGAGGGATGGACCCCGAACAGGGGAGTGCTATTTATCTGGAAGGATTCTGTTGATGAGAATCGAAGAATTACGTGAAATTTTTAGTGAAGATGGCCTCTATACTGTGCGCGTTGAGAAGGGCGCTATTGTCAGCCACTGCCGTATTAAATGTTTACAGTCTCAACAAAGGAAGAGTGGAGCTGCGTTAATTCATTTTGTGGATGGGCTTGTGACGGATGGTTTTATTTTGCGTGCAAATGAATTTGTCACATCGTTGCCGTCTCTGAAAGAAGCTGGGATTAAGGCTGGTTTTTCTGCTTTTGAAGATTAGTGAATTCATCTACAATTCAGCGCAGGGCTGAACCCCTGTTGAGTAACACTGTGCCACCGGAGAAAGCCGATGGCGCAAAATTCCAGACTACACAATTCTGATAATTCAGCCGTCTTTGCCAGCAGGCACGGGCGGCGTTCTCATGCATTCAAATCTGACTGGTTCCGGCACGCCCCATGCACTGAAGAACAGGCCGAATGGCTGATTCAGAACTACCGCAGACGTGGGTATGAGTTTAGGAAAGCCCTCAGCCTCGATTATCGTCACTGGATAATCTACGTCAGGCTGCCGTACTCCGAGCGCCCACCGCGTCCGTCCCGCACATTCCAGCAACGCATCTGGAGGTAACGTGCGGGTATTACTTCGACCTGTTCCGGTACCGGAACTTGGGGTGGTGGTCCTTAAACCAGGCCGTGAATCCATGCAGGTATTCCATAACCCTCGAGTGCTTGTGGAGCCGGAGCCGAAAAGCATGCGCGGTCTGCCGTCCGGCATCGTCCCTGCCGTTCGCCAGCCGCTGGCGGAGGATAAATCATTACTGCCGTTTTTCAGCAATGAGCGTGTGATTCGTGCTGTTGGTGGCGCTGGTGCACTGTCTGACTGGCTGTTGCGTCATGTCAAATCCTGCCAGTGGCCTCATGGTGACTATCATCACAGTGAAACCGTTATTCACCGTTATGGTACCGGCGCAATGGTGTTGTGCTGGCACTGCGACAACCAGCTGCGTGACCAGACATCCGAATCACTCGAGCAACTTGCTCATCAAAACCTGTCAGCATGGATGATTGACGTCATCGGTCACGCAATAAGCGGTACGCAGGAGCGTGAATTATCTCTGGCTGAATTATCCTGGTGGGCGGTCCGCAATCAGGTGGCGGACGCGCTACCGGAAGCGGTATTACGTCGTTCGCTGGGGTTGCGTGCGGAAAAAATCCGCTCAATGTACCGTGAAAGCGACATCGTACCGGGAGAGCAGACCGCCACCATCATACTGAAGCAGCGCACAAAAAATCTTGCGCCGCTGCCTCACGCCCACCAGCAAAACCCACCACAGGAAAAGACGGTGGTCAGCATTGCCGTTGATCCGGAGTCTCCGGAATCCTTCATGAAACGACCTAAACGTCGCCGCTGGGTAAATGAGAAATACACACGCTGGGTAAAGACACAGCCGTGTGCGTGTTGTGGTAAGCCAGCGGACGATCCTCATCATCTGATTGGTCATGGTCAGGGCGGAATGGGAACAAAATCCCACGATATTTTCACGCTACCGCTGTGTCGGGAGCATCACAACGAGCTTCATGCGGATCCGCTGGCGTTCGAAGAAAAGCATGGTTCCCAGGTTGATTTAATTTTTCGTTTTCTTGATCACGCCTTTGCGACTGGCGTGCTCGGGTAAAAGAGGTGACTGATGCTCATAGATTTGGTTTTACCTTACCCGCCGACGGTGAACACTTACTGGCGACGCCGTGGCAGCACATATTTTGTATCAAAAGCCGGGGAGCGTTATCGCCGGGCAGTGGTGCTTATTGTTCGCCAGCAGCGACTGAAATTAAGCCTGTCCGGACGGCTGGCAATAAAAATTATTGCAGAGCCACCGGATAAGCGTCGTCGTGACCTGGACAATATTCTGAAAGCACCGCTGGATGCGCTGACGCATGCGGGAGTGTTAATGGACGATGAGCAGTTTGATGAAATCAATATTGTACGTGGTCAGCCAGTATCTGGTGGACGGCTGGGTGTGAAGATTTACAAAATTGAGAGTGAGTGAGCGTAAATATGATATATCCGGAAATTACAGGCAAAAGCGGCGAACATTTACGCCTGAACACGCTGGAAGCAGTCTGGATCCAGGGGAAATTACGGATGTGGGGGCGGTGGTCGTATATCGGTGGGGGTAAATCCGGAAATATGTTTAACCGGTTACTGGTTTCGAAAAAGCTGACGAAAACAGCAGTTAATGAGGTTTTACGCAGCATGAAGAAATCCGGGCTGGAAAAACCGGAACTTGAGGCATTTTTTCGGGATATGACCAGAGGGAAGCAGAAGAGCTGGTTGTCACATTGTACAGACACAGAGGCGTTGATTATTGATCGCGTTATCAGTGAGGTGCTTGGGGAATATCCCGGGCTAATCAATATTCTCCGGCAAAGGTACGAAGGACGGGGAATGAGTAAGAGAAAAATGGCAGAATGTTTAAATCGTACTCACCCGGAATGGTGTTTCAGCACATGTGAGAAACGTATTGCAGGTTGGTTAGCCGTGGCTGAACACATGCTTTATGTACCTATGCACGATTCATTTCGATAAAAAAAGCTTGCTTTTTTACGCAGAAACAGCTTGAATTCCTGTAAGCTTCGCAAAGCTGTATCGCGAGGCGAAATGCAAGTTTTTTCGCACAAGGAAGCCACCGGAAGGTGGTTTTTTGTGTCCGTAATATACAGCAGCGCAATAAATTCGCTGGTGGTTATTAATACCGTTCTTTCAGGTTGCTGGCTTTTTCGACAAGAGTTATTGGTGTGTCACGTTAACCGGAAAAGGGAAAAAGACATGCTGAAACAGCAGGATATGACAGAAACCGCCAGAGTGGTGTTTAATGAATTAAGCGTTACCGACCCGGCGACAGTCGGGGAGATTGCGCAGAATACTTACCTTTCACGCGAACGCTGCCAGTTAATACTGACCCAGCTGGTTATGGCGGGTCTGGCAGACTATCAGTTTGGTTGTTACAGACGCCTTCAGTCCTGAAGGCTTTTTTATTTGTGGTAAATGGGCGGCTGGTGGGTGTAAGGGGCACCCACCAGCCATCTGCTCATGCGTTGGGTTCACAAGCAAACCTCAGGCCCACTGCTTTGCGCAAAAGCAGAATGAGCCTATCAGAGACAGGCTTAATGATCCATGCTTAATACTGTAAAAATATCCAGTTGTGAGTTAATCAACGCCGACTGCCTGGAATTTATGCGGTCGTTACCCGAAAATTCTGTTGACCTGATAGTCACGGACCCGCCGTACTTCAAAGTGAAACCCGAGGGCTGGGATAACCAGTGGGCGGGTGATGAAGATTACCTGAAGTGGCTGGACCAGTGTCTTGCGCAGTTCTGGCGGGTGCTGAAACCTGCCGGAAGTCTTTACCTGTTCTGTGGCCATCGTCTGGCATCTGACACCGAAATCATGATGCGTGAGCGGTTTAACGTGCTGAACCATATCATCTGGGCAAAGCCGTCCGGACGCTGGAACGGGTGCAACAAGGAAAGCCTGCGGGCGTATTTCCCCGCCACAGAGCGCATTCTGTTCGCAGAGCATTATCAGGGGCCGTATCGTCCGAAAGATGCCGGGTATGAGGCGAAGGGTAGGACACTGAAACAGCATGTGATGGCCCCGCTGATTGCTTACTTTCGTGATGCGCGCGCTGTCCTGGGGATAACGGCAAAACAGATTGCAGATGCCACAGGAAAGAAAAACATGGTGTCGCACTGGTTCAGTGCCGGTCAGTGGCAGCTGCCGAACGAAAGCGATTATCTGAAATTACAGGCACTGTTTGCCCGGGTGGCAGAAGAGAAGCATCAGCGGGGTGAACTGGAAAAGCCCCACCACCAGCTGGTGGATACGTATGCCTCTCTGAACCGACAGTATGCGGAGCTGCAGAGTGAATATAAGCATCTGCGGCGGTATTTCGGTGTGACGGTGCAGGTGCCGTACACCGATGTGTGGACGTATAAACCGGTGCAGTACTATCCAGGGAAACATCCGTGCGAAAAACCGGCAGAAATGTTGCAGCAGATAATCAGCGCAAGCAGTCGTCCGGGAGACCTGGTTGCAGATTTCTTCATGGGGTCGGGGTCGACAGTGAAAGCAGCGATGGCGCTGGGACGTCGTGCAACTGGCGTTGAACTGGAGACTGAACGTTTTGAGCAGACGGTGCGGGAAGTACAGGATTTAATCATTCGTAACGGATGAGATTGCGGAGTTAATCATGCGTCGTTATTATTCAGCAATCGGCCCTTTAGCTCAGCGGTGAGAGCGAGCGACTCATAATCGCCAGGTCGCTGGTTCAAATCCAGCAAGGGCCACCAACCGCCACTAGCTCATCAGGAAAGAACGTCACCCTGTGCGAGATTCGGAGTCCCCGGTGGCGGTCCATTATCGGTATTCTGCGTTGTTAGCTCAGCCGGACAGAGCAATTGCCTTCTAAGCAATCGGTCACTGGTTCGAATCCAGTACAACGCACCACACCACACTTATCTGCCCTGACTCTCTTTTGCGGGCTTTTTATTACAGGAAAGACACCGGACAGTGAAATGTTAAATGCCTCACAATTCAGGCAGTTGACTGTTGCCTGACATGCTGAGCGTTTGTTAAAAAAATCCTGCATGATGAATCCCCCTGAGCGGCGGGGCATAATGACAGATGTTTGGTTGCGTATTGTATAGGCAAGTTGCGGATTCTGTCTGGTCATTGCAGAATTCACCGGGAGGCACCCGGCATCATGCTGTATACAGAGATTAGGCATATATCCAGGCTTCTCATCGCAGGAGCCTTTTTACATGCAAAAAAAAGCCCGAGTGGGTTCGGGCAACAGCATGAGATACTTGCATTGTCATTTTTATCGTGTGGATTTTAACCAGGGTTTATAAGGCTGCGCAACTGCGCGGCCTTTTTCGTTTTGCGGGCTGCGGTTCTCCTCTTTTGATTCTCCTTGTGGCCGGACCGTGGCCCGCAACTGTTGAGGAAAATCCCGGAAAGGGGAGGAATAATGACATTTAAACATTATGATGTTGTCAGGGCGGCGTCGCCGTCAGACCTTGCGGAAAAGCTGACACACAAACTGAAAGAGGGCTGGCAGCCGTTTGGTAGTCCGGTGGCCATAACCCCTTATACCCTGATGCAGGTGATTACAGCAGAAGGTGATGTGGTGGTCAGTGGTGCAACTGAGCCGGATTGGTACTACGTCATCGTACTGGCCGGGCAGTCCAATGCCATGGCTTACGGTGAAGGGCTTCCGCTGCCGGATTCATACGATGCTCCGGATCCGCGCATTAAACAGCTGGCGCGCCGCAGTACAGTTACGCCGGGTGGGGCTGCCTGCAGATATAACGATATTATTCCGGCCGACCACTGCCTGCATGATGTGCAGGATATGAGTACGCTGAATCATCCGAAGGCAGACCTGAGCAAAGGGCAGTACGGCTGTGTCGGCCAGGGCTTACATATTGCCAAAAAACTGCTTCCGTATATCCCGAATAACGCGGGGATCCTGCTGGTACCATGCTGTCGTGGTGGTTCGGCATTCACCCAGGGCGCGGAGGGGACATTCAGTGCGGACGCGGGGGCCAGCCAGGATTCGGCGCGCTGGGGTGTGGGTAAACCGTTATATCAGGACCTGATTGCGCGCACTAAAGCTGCATTACAGAAGAACCCGAAAAATGTGTTGCTGGCGGTGTGCTGGATGCAGGGAGAGTTTGACATGAGCGCCGCCACCCACGCACAGCAACCTGCGCTGTTTACAGCCATGCTGGCACAGTTTCGTGCTGACCTCTCCGTGTTTAACGCGCAGTGCCATGGTGGCAGTGCTGCAGATGTGCCGTGGATTTGTGGTGACACGACGTATTACTGGAAAAATACATACGCTACCCAGTACGACACCGTGTACGGCGGGTATAAAAACAGGGAGAGTGAGGGCGTTTATTTTGTGCCCTTCATGACAGACGGTAACGGCGTCAATACCGCCACTAACGCGCCGGCAGAAGATCCGGATATTCCGGCATCAGGATATTACGGTGCGGCATCGAGAACGAATGGAAACCAGGTATCATCAAACCGCCCGACACATTTCAGTTCATGGGCGCGCAGGAGCATTATTCCGGATCGTATGGCAACCGCTATTCTGAACGCAGCCGGGCGCACCTCAGCCTTCATCAGTGGTAAGGCACCGGAAATCAAACCCTCGCCCGGCGGCAACACGCCATCGGGTCCGTCTGCAGATACGTCCGTTCGCACAATCTCCCTGCTGCCGGCAGCCGGAGAGGCTGCTGCGCAGGGCTGGAGCATTAAGGATGGCGGAATTCAGTTGTCAGATGGTGTATTTAAGATCACCAGGCAGAGCAATAAAACCTGGTCCCTGACGCATCCGGTGGATGACGCAATTACCCTGCTGACACAGGGCGGCAGACTGACCTGTAAGTTCCGCCTGTCAGGCGCACTGACCAACAATCAGTTCGGGCTGGGGATTTATCTGTATACGGATGCTCCCGTTCCTGATGGTGTGGCGATGACGGGTACCGGTAATCCGTTCCTGATGTCGTACTTCACTCAGACCACTGACGGCAGAGTGAATCTGATGCATCACAGGAAAGCCGGAAACACGAAGCTGGGGGAGTTCGGCGATTACGGTAACGACTGGCAGACGCTGGAGCTGGTGTTCACCGCCGGCAGTGCCACGGTTACTCCGAAACTGAATGGAGTGGCTGGCCCGGCATTCCAGGTTATAAAAGACAGTCTGACACTGGGACTGAATGCGCTGACGCTGACGGATGTTACAAAAAATGCAGCGTATGGCGTTGAGATAGAAAGTCTGGTGCTGGAGATAAATGCACCGGCATCATCATAAAAAGTGAGCCAGTCAAATGGAAGGTATCGTTAAACTCACCGGTAGTGTCAGTGGGTCGTCTGAGACGCCTGCATGAGTTATCAGAGCCATCAGTAGTTAACTGGTGGCTTTTTTATTGTTGTCAGCTTCCGGATAACGGGAGAACGGGGTATGTACCAGATGGAAAAAATCACAACGGGTGTGTCATACACCACGTCAGCGGTGGGGACGGGATACTGGTTACTGCAGCTGCTGGACAAAGTCTCTCCGTCCCAGTGGGTGGCGATAGGCGTGCTGGGGAGTCTGCTGTTTGGGCTGCTGACATATCTGACGAACCTGTATTTCAAGATTAAAGAAGACCGGCGTAAGGCGGCGCGGGGAGAGTAAAGTGATGAAGAAAAATACGAACTGGTTGTTAAAGGGATAAATAATTACCCGGATAAGATTACTGTTACTGTGGCACCGGAAATTGGTGGGTATCCGTCACTGTTGTTGCCAGATGTGGCGATTAGTCTTGACCGTACTGAAGGTGCCACGCTGGAGTTTTACGAAGCTGAGGCGAAAAAGCAGGCGAAGCAGTTTTTCATGGATGTTGCTGCCGGGTTATGTGAAGGGGATGGTCCGTTACCGGAAAAGCGTCCCGTAATTTTAGAGGCGCAGGATGTGTTGATAACCTACAGAGGAAAACTACCGGGAATAATTACGGGTTCTCTGAAGACTCCACCGCTGGCCTGAAGACTTAACATATCCAGGGATTTGAAATCGATAAACCCTGATAAATATCCATGAACGCAAAAATCAGATACGGCCTGTCGGCTGCCGTTCTGGCGCTGATTGGTGCAGGGGCGTCTGCGCCTGAAATCCTCGACCAGTTTCTGGATGAAAAGGAAGGTAACCACACCACAGCATACCGTGATGGTGCGGGTATCTGGACCATCTGCCGTGGAGCCACCCGGGGGGATGGTAAGCCTGTTATTCCTGGCATGAAGCTGTCGAAGGAAAAATGCGACCGGGTTAACGCCATTGAGCGTGATAAGGCGCTGGCATGGGTGGAGAAAAACATCAGAGTGCCGCTGACCGAACCCCAGGAAGCGGGGATCGCGTCATTCTGTCCGTACAACATTGGCCCCGGTAAGTGTTTCCCGTCGACGTTTTACAGACGGATTAATGCAGGAGATCGAAAAGGTGCCTGCGAAGCGATTCGCTGGTGGATTAAGGACGGTGGCAGGGACTGCCGTATTCGCTCAAATAACTGTTACGGTCAGGTATCCCGTCGTGACCAGGAGAGCGCGCTGGCGTGCTGGGGAATCGACAGATAAGCAGAATATTTTGCTGAAAAATGAGGTTTGCTTACATGGACGGATAACACGAAATCCTGCAAATTGGCAAAATGTAAGTGAATAAAGTCAAAGCAGTTGTTTAACACTCAGGCACCGTAATGATGCCTTTGTCATTTCTGCGCATCTCACGCGCATCTCACAACACAGAACCTTTCAGGATGACCCTTGAGGATACCGGTTTGGCTGTCGGTGCCTTTCTGTGGGCTGGATTCCTGTGAGACAAGGTTCATCACTAAAAGGAATAACCGATGAATATGATGGCCGTGCCGTTTCACGGCAACTCTCTTTATGTAGTTAACCATAATGGCGAACCATACGTTCCCATGAAACCTGTCGTTGCGGGGATGGGGCTGGCCTGGCAATCACAGTTGGCTAAGTTAAGACAGCGTTTTGCGTCAACTATAACGGAAATCGTTATGGTTGCTGAGGATGGGAAACAACGCAATATGGTGTCCATGCCACTTCGAAAACTTGCCGGCTGGCTACAAACCATTAATCCCAACAAAGTAAAACCCGAAATCCGCGATAAGGTCATCCGGTATCAGGAAGAGTGCGACGATGTTCTTTACGAGTACTGGACGAAGGGTTTTGTCGTTAATCCCCGTAAAATGAGCGTGATGGAAGAACTCAACCAGGCTTGTGCTGACATGAAACGGGATAAAAACATTGCCAGTGTGTTTGCTACCGGGCTGAATGAGTGGAAACAGGTTAAAGCCGCGCATGTATCAAAAATCCGTACGCTGGTAAATGAAGCGAATATGCTGATTGATTTTGTCCTGGCTGATACAGGCAAAGGGAAAATAACAAAGGCGGATTGA